CTTCTCCTAACTGTTCGGCCCGCACGTCGCAAATGCGGGATGACACCGATTTTAGGAGAGGGCCGGGCGGTTCTCCTAACGCCGCCCGGCATCACACACGCAAAGGAGGCGCGTGATGGATGACAAAGAGGTGTTCGCCGCATTGGCGGCGGCGTTGAAGCCGATGAACACGACGAAGGACATCGCGGACAACTGCGGCATCAAGGAAGGCACCCTGGCGTACTGGCGTAGCGCGGGCATCGGCCCGAAGTTCGTGAAGGTGGGACGAATCGTCATGTATCCGAAGGAGCAGATGATCGCCTATTTCGCGCAACACCTGTACCAGTGCACGGCCGAATACGAGGAAGAGGTGGGTGCGCGATGACCGACAACGACTGGCGTACCGATACCCCGTGGCCGGATCCATGGGAAGAAAAGGAGAACAAATGAACGACATCCGCAAAGCCTGCGTCGAAGCAATATTCAGGGAATTCGAGGACAAGGGCGACACCATCCGTCCGGCCTATGGCGACGTATGGGACGAAATCGAAGCAAGGCGTTCACTCGGTCACATCGTCGGATACATCGACCTCGACGTGACCGACCTCGTGGACATCGTCATCGACACCATCAACAAGGAGCTGTGATGGAATCAATGCCTCTGGCTGTTGGTCAGGCACTGCTCGACTTCGTCGTTGCGACTGGCGCCGTGCTCCGTAGTGTAAGCGACGTGGACCGTCACACGACAGGATCCACGTCCGAAGTAGGTGAAGCCTGGTTGGGCGTTCAGACGGTCGATACCGGCCTGGTCTTCGAATATCTGCTTGGAGAAGAACTCGCTTTCGAGCGCGACCTCTCCGAACGGCGCAACCTCGTCGACGTGCCGTTGCGCAACGGTCTGGTCTTTGAAACGGACGAACACGGACACGTCTCGTGCCATGTCGGGGCAATCGTTGACAAGGAATACGGTCGAGGTTTCTCCATCGTATTCGACCCGCCACTTGTGGACCGTCTGGTCGGCGGTGACGGACAACGCCCGCTGGCTGATCGAGTTCGCGTCTGCAGCTATCTCGTTCGCCTTTCCTGCAAGGCGGTTGGCCTGCTCGGCGGCACGCTTCGATTCGACGGCGATCCGGTTGGCTTCCTCAGCCGAGCCGTTCGCCTGCTCCGAGAGCTTGTTGCCATGGCGCGCCTGGAACAAGGCGACACATCCGGAGACACCGCCAACCAATCCCGTGATGGCGCCAACGACGCCGGTGACCGCATTGATGTCCATTCCATCGATTCTACGGACGGAGGCGAACGATGAAGGTTCTTGCCCACGTCATCCTGCACCAGCTGCTGTTCGCGGTGTGGCTGTTGGCCATGTGGGTGCTGTACTGCACGCCGGCCTGCACGCACCCGATCGAACACCTCATCGCCGTGCCGTTCGCGGTGCTCATCCCCGCGGCCGTCATCATGCGCCGCCTGTGCTCGGACCCACGCTTCATCCGATGGGTGGACGAACTCGAGCGATGAAAGACCTGGGCGGCTCCTCACACATTGCGGCATGGACGTGGTTCGTCATGCGCGGCCATGCCGGAACCGCCCGCGCGTCAAGGAAAAGACGTTAAAACCAGCCGGACGGGTCATCTTCTCTCTTCTCCTCCCGCCCGGCCCTCGCCGGGGCCCGCGAACGGATGCGGGCGCCATGGATCGGCGTGTTCAGGTCACGCCGGCGGATGGATGCGCGGTTCGAATCCGCGTCCCGGCACGACATCAATCCAAAGGAGGCAAACGTTGCCAAGCAAAACACCAATCAGGCCGGAAGGCGAGAAGTGGTTCGAATGGCCGCTCACACCCGCCAGCGTCGGCATGACGGCCGCCGAACTGATCGGCGAACTGTACGAGACCATCAGCGCGCTCAACCGCGACAGGGGCTGGAACCTCACCATGGTCGCGCCGGCGCGCTTCGGCGAGATCGTCATCGACCGCGAGGCCGGATGCCTCCGCGCGAAATGCGCGTGGAAGGCCAAGGACCCCAGCCAGCTCGGCCCGGAACCCGCCGGATACGTGAAGGGAGCCTGACATGGCCATCGGAGAGACCGTCATCACCATCGTCGGCAACCTCACCGCGGATCCGGAACTGAGGACCACCGGCCAGGGCGCGCAGGTCGCCAGCTTCACCATCGCAAACACCGCGCGCGTATACAACAAGCAGACCGGCCAGTACGAGGACGGAGACGCGCTCTTCCTCCGCTGTTCGGCATGGAACGACCTCGCCCAGCATTGCGTGCGGTCATTGGCCAAGGGCATGCGGGTCATCGCTCAGGGCAGGCTCAAGCAGCACTCGTATCAGGCGCAGGACGGCACCAATCGGACCGTCGTGGAGCTGACGGTCGACGAAATCGGGCCATCGCTGCGGTACGCGACGGCGCAGGTCGCCCGCATCAGCCGCCAGGGCGGTCCCGTCTACGGCAACCCCGCATCGCCGCAGCCGACCGTCAACACCGGCGCCGGTGGCTGGAGCCAACGGCCGCAACAGTCGGCGCAGACACAGCAACCCGCCCAGCCGCCGGCCGATGATCCGTGGGGCGCGCCGGCGTCCGACCAATCGTCATTTGGGGACTTCGGCAAACCGGATCAGGAACCGGAATTCTAAAGGAGGAAGCAATGAAAGCCAGCGAACAACAGGCGCTCATCCCGCAGGAAGCCACGCCAGACACGCTCATCGACCTCATCGGCAAGACCCAGCAGGTCACCAAAGCCGCGGCCGTCGTGCTCAAGGCATGCCGCACCGTCATGGACACCAAAAACAAGCAGGAGCACATCGACAAGTGGGGCGGCATCCACGCCATCACCGAAGCCGTGTACGACTGCGCGGACCTCGCTCAGCGCATCCTCGACGCCGGCCTGGCCATGGAGAACATGTGCGCGAAGCCGGCCACGTCACGGCAGATGATCCTCATCGACGACCTGCGCCGCAGCCTCGACATGGACGACGGCGACGTGGAGGCGACCGTCGATCCGGACACCGGCGAGATCGACTGAACCACAGGAAGGAGAAGAAGAGATGTGGTTCATCATCGACGACCAGATGGCCGACGACAGGCGCATCCGCCGCCTGCCGCTCGCCACCGTGGGCCTGTGGGTCAAACTCTGCGTCATCCACTCCAAAGGCGTTTCGATGCAGGCCAAGGACCCGGCCGCGTATCCAGGCCACTTCGACAAGCTCGATCTCAAGGACGCCGGCGGCACCATGAAACAGCTGCAGCAGCTCATCGACTCCGGGCTCATGGAGGAGCACGACGGCGGATGGCGTCCCGTCTACGCCGAAGGCATCTGCAGGGAGCCGCGAGTGTTGACCGAAGAGCAACGCGAGGCGCGCCGAAAAGCCGGAAGCAAGGGAGGACGCCGCAAGGCCGCCAACCAAAAGGCCAAGCAAACGTCGGGCGACTTGCCGGAAAACAGCCAAGCAAACGGAGAGCAAAACGGTAGCAAACCTTCTAGCAAGTTGCTAGGGGACAGCCAAGCAAAAACATGGCATAAAACCGATACCGATACCGATATACCCTCTCCGACCCCTCCCGCTGGCACCGCGAAGCAAACCGCCAGCGAAGCGCCGGACGCCTTCGCCGCCATCGCCGAAACCTACCCCGGCACCATCGGCGCGAAAGGCCGCAAGGCCGAACGCGAAGCGCGGGACCTCGTCGAGACGATCACCGAGAACCCGGTCCAGCTCGCCCGACTCCAATCCGCCGTCCGACGCTACCGGCGAGCCGTCAACGACGGCCACGTGCCACAACGGCAGGTCCCACGACTCGCCACATGGCTCCGCGACCAATGGGAGACATGGGCGCCGGAACCCATCACACCCACGCGCCAGCACAAGCACACCTGGAACTGCGAACACGTCCACCAGCTCATGGATCCACATGAGGACGAATACGACCACAGCGGCAGCCTCAGGGAAGGCAACCCTTCCAAGTGGTATCTCGCGTGCCAGGCATGCGCAGATGAACTCAACCAAGAAACAAGCAAGGAGAAGCAATGAGCAACTACCAAAGCAACGAAATCAAGCTCATCAACACCAGCCTCATCGACCCCCACCCGGACAATCCACGAAAGCAGATCGGCGACGTGACCGACCTCGCGGCCAGCATCAAAGCCAACGGCCTGCTCTCGCCGCTCTCCGTCGTACCCAACGGCGAGCGCTATCGTGTCATCGCCGGCCATCGTCGTCTCGCCGCATGCAAGCAGGCCGGTACCGGAGCCGTGCCGTGTTTCGTGCTTGACTTAGACCCGTTGCAGCAGTTGGAGGCCATGGTCACCGAAAACTGCCAGCGCGAACAGCTCACCGTCCTCGAGGAGGCCGACGCCATCCAGGGCATGCTCGACCTCGGAGCCACCACCGCCGCCGTCGCGCACAGGCTCGGCCGAAGCGCCGACTATGTGCGTGACAGAGCGAAAGCGGCGAGCATCAAGGCGGACGTCAGGAAGACACGTGACGACTTCGACCAGCTCACCATCGGCCAACTCATGGCCATCGCACGATACGACGGCCAGCCGGACCGTCAGGAACGCCTCGCGCACGCCGCGGGGACCTCGAACTTCGACTACATCCTCCACAACATCGAAGTGGAAGATCGCCGGAGCCAGTGGTTCGCCGATGTCTCCGCGCTCCTCGCCACCGGCACCACCGGTCTCAACGTCATCGAGGATCCCGGAGAGACCTTCTCGGATTCCGAATGGCATTACTCCGGCGCCATCTTCCCCGCCGCGGGCACTCCGGAAGAAACCATCGAAGAGCTCCGCAAGCAGAATCCAGACGTGGTCTCCGTCCATGAAGCGACGCAGACGATATACCTCTGGGATCGTCGTGATGCGGCCGCCGAAGCCGAAAAGGAAGCCCAGCGAGCCGCCGAACAGGCCGAACGCGACGCCCGACAGCACGTGCTCGAGGAATACGCCGCCACGACGGCTGACAAGCGCATGGCATGGCTCCACGGCCATCTCCATGCCATCAAGCGCGCCAAGCTCATCGAGACCACGGCAAGGCTCGGACTCCTGCAGACAATTGACCCGGACCCGACCGGCTTCACCAAAGACCTACACACCTGGAACGACGCCGCATGCGCCCGGGAACAGTTCGCCGCCATCGCCGGCATCAAACCGGAACAGGCGCTCGCGGAACTCCACACGCACCTCGACTCACCGGACTGGCCGACATACGCGGTCATGATCCTCACCGCCAGAATCGAATGGTTCATCAGCCCAAATGACTGGGACTGGAGTGGCGACGACAACGTCAGCCGCCGCATCCCCGGCTATTACCTGATCCTCCAAGACCTCGGCTATGAGCCATCCGACGACGAGACCGAACACCTCGACCAGCTTGTTGCCGCCATCACGGAAGAAGACGAGGAGGAAGACGAATGACCAAGGAACAGATCAACAGACTCGCCCAACTCATCACCGACACCGCGGAAACCGCGGCGAACATCGAACTCCAGGCGCTCGCCGGCGGCAAGGCCGATAACGGCATCGCCGCGATGGCCTCCGGACTAAGAACGAACTGCACTTCATGTCTGGTGCTGGTCAACGGCCTGATGCAGGAAGGAGCGCGTTGTGAGTGAGTTCGAGGACTCGAAGCGCATCGCTTTGGAACGCCAGGGCTGGCATTGCCTGCGCTGCGGGGCGAACATCCACGATCCGTCACGATGGCCCGGACGAAGCGGCCATCACCGTCAACTGCGTCGCGCGGCGAATCCGGATGTGCGGCATAGTCCCGTCAACATCATCGAGCTGTGCGGCTCGGGGACGACCGGCTGCCATGGGTGGGTCCACCAGCATGTGGCTGAGGCCGAACGGCTTGGACTGATCGTCCCGCTCGGCATAGATCCTCTCTCCACCCCAGTGCGCGACTGGCAGGGGAGATGGCTCTGGCTCAACCAGGACGGCACGGCCACGCCATTGACCATGCGCGAAACATTGACAATTCAAACGGAAGGAATGACAAATGCACGAGAATAACGGCAAACCGGAGGCGCTGCTGTGGATCGACTTTGAGACCACAGGCGTGGACAGGCGCAAAAGCCTGCCATTGGAGATCGGTATGGAATGTACCGACATGCTGGGCGAACAAAAGTTCGGATCATTGTCCCGCATCATCCGCCCGGACAGACTCGACCTCCTGTCCATGAGCCCCGTCGCCTTCTCCATGCACACCGACAACGGCCTGCTGTTCGAACTCATGGGAGGCTCCGTGCGCAATGACAGCATGGTCGTCGTGGCCAACGCCGTGGAGGAATTCCTTGACTCGCTCTCCCAGCGCTTCTCCCTCGTCCCCGCGGGGACCAACGTGGACTTCGACCTTGACTTCCTCCGCCGACTCAACCTCAACCCTGACGCGTGGCTCACCTACCGCAAATACGACATGGCCACCATCCGCCGACTCGTCACCGTGCTCGGCGCCCCGGATCCATACCAGGGCGACAGCGGCCCGCACCGGGTGAAATCCTGCATCGCACGCGACATCAAAGACTACAGGGCCATGCTCGAGACACTCGCCGTCAAGACGGGAGACCACAAGTGAGAAAGACCATCAGCCACCTCGCCGACCGGCTCGGAGACGCCATGGCCACGCTGTTCACCCTCCTCGCGCTGCTGCTCATCCCGCACGCCGTCATCAGGGCGATCATCGGACAGGCGCTCCACCAGTGGACACCAATCACGTGGCTCGCCATCCACACCGCACTGACCATCGCGGCGCTCGCCACCAGCCTCGCCAGCTACGCGATCGCCGCACTGCTCGCACCGCCAAGACCGGAGACCTACCAATGACCGAAGACCAGCAAGACCAGCTCGTCATCAGCCTTGACACGCAATACGCCGTCGCGCACGCCATCTACAACCGATTCCACGCCAACGGCCACCGCAAACACCTCACGTGGGAAAACCTCGACGACGACGGCCGCGAACCATGGCGCCTGATAGCCAAGGACGCGATCACCGAGATGCTGGCCAGCCCGGAGATCGGAGGAACGGCATGAGCCACACCGCGATAATCCTCCTGGCGCTCGCCTTCCTGATCGGCTGGATGGGTGGCCGGGAATGAGCATCATCGTCCCATTGCACAAGTGGCGGTCGGCCGACCCGGCCATCCTGATCGGCCGCCGCTGCATCGCCCGCACCGACCAGGACGTCGTCATCGACGGCCGGCTCGAACTCATCCGCCGGCCGGACGGCACCGCCACCCTCCGCTTCCAAGGCATCGGAAACGACATCATCGACCATGATCCGAACACATGTTTCAACAGCATGAGCGACGGCATAAGAAGCCTCGCCATCTACGGAAAGGAATGAAATGCACACCGTCAGAATCGCCACCAACCCACGCAAATGGCGCAGACCCGCACCCTGCCCGGCATGCCGCAAGTCCCGGCCGCTCATCCTGACCCTCGGCGCCATCTACAAACTCCGCACACGCAAACCGGTCAACACTATCTACGGCTGCATCTGCCCCAACTGCCGGCACAAATGCATCCTCCACGTCGACGGCAGAAGCCTCAACAAAGCCATCCGCCTCTGGAACCACCACGCCAGCCACCATCAAAGGAACGAACAATGAGAAACACCATCTGCGCCGCCCTCACCACCATCACCCTCGCCCTCTGCACGGCGCTCGCCGGATGCGGCGGCATGGCCAAAGCATCCACGCCGGCGCATGCGGTCAAACCCATCGACTCGCAATGCACCGACGGAGGCACCACCCACGGCTTCTACGAATGCGTCATCACATTGCAGGACACGCGAAAAGTGGACTGTGTCGTCTACGCATGGGAGAAGCAAGGCGGCATGTCCTGCGACTGGGATCACGTGAGCGGCGCGGACAAGGAACCACAGTGAAAATCTGGTCGCAATGCGGCGCCGTATGCATCGCTCCGGAAGACGACGAGGAACGGCAGGCGTGCGAAATCGCCGTCAACGCCCTGCTCAGATGGTCGGCGGAACACGACAAGGAAAAGGAACAGCAATGAGAAACAGCGACGCAGACATCGCCATCAATACACTCAACAAACTCATCGCCCAGGAATACGAGGCGGCGAGCGCGGGGATGTGTTATGGCAATCGATCTCTTGAGGAAAGCGCGTCGATTCGATACCACGCCTATCTCAATGCCAGGGACAAGATTCGTGAGGCGCTCGCCGATGCCATGGATGAGCGGGACGCGCTGAACCCGTTTCTTCCTCAGCGTGATGAGTTGGTCACGCAGGATATGCACACCTGCGACTTGTGCGGCCGGTGGTGTTCAAGTCCCGTCTATTCCGTGGGCCTCATCTATGGCGGTCAGGCGAAGACATTCACCGAGGTGTGCGCCGACTGCATGTGGCGTCTCAAATTCCAGCCGGTCAAAACCATCCCGCTGGACATTTACCGGCTTTTTGAGAAGTGGTTGGACGAGCAGAAGGAGACGGAGCGGTGAGCAGGAAATTTAAGGTAGTGCCGGTTATGTACGCGGCAAGCGGAGACGTGTACACGATGAAGCTGCAGAATACGGAAGCGTTCGCCGGTCTGCTTTCCGACGGATGGAGCGTGATGCGCACCGACGTGTTGCCGGGACTCGGCGGCAAAGGCGAGTACAAGGTGGAGCCGAACATATGCTATGAGCCACCATTCCCGCCGACAATCGTCTACATCCTTGAGAAGGAGGCGGAATGATGAACAGCATCAGTCGCAACAAACGGCGCTCGCCGCATGCGTGCCGGAGCGCGGTTGGGATATTTATTTGCGCGAGCAATGGCATCGGTCCGGCGCAATACGAGGTCAGCCTGCGCAGGATAGAGCATTGCGTCATCTGCGGCAGGTGGTGGAAGATCTACGCCGTCTCGCCGTACCTGACCATCTGGGCCGAAGTGCCAGCCTGGATGATCTGGCTGTTCTGGCACAGAATCTGGAAGACCGACCATAAATCATCCCACGGAAAGGAACCGGAACAATGAGCGAGGAAACACTCGAACCGCCACTGCCGCCGATCGACGCGCGCACCGAAGCCGTCGCCGAACGCCTGTTCGGACTCAAATGGGCGCTCCGCAAGGACTCCACCGAAATCATCCACGAGGAATGGCAGACCGCACCCGACTGGATCCACGACGGATACCTGCGCCAAGCCATCGAAGTGCTCGCCGCCGCCGACCAAGCGGAACCCGCGAGCGCCGACGGATCCGATTATGAGGAGCGGATGCGCGTCGAATACCGTGAGTTGACCGCTCGTGCCGGCGGGCTCAGGGGCATGCTGCAGCGGTATGCGGATGGCACGCTCGACTTCGAGCCCGTCTGTCCGATCGGTCTGTTGAGCAGGCAGCTTGACGTCATGGATGAATACGCCGTTCTGCTCCGCCATAGAGCCAAGCTCGAACACGTCGACCTTGAAGAACAGGACTCCGCCACCGAATAAACAAAGAACCCGACCTTCCGGCCGGGCTCTGGCATTACCACAAACCAGACTATCACGCCGGAGGGAATCGAACAAATGTACGAACCAACCAACGAATCCCAACCAACCACCACCAACACCACAACAAACACCAGCCAAACAACACCAGCGCTCGCCGGTGTGTGCCTCGTCTGCGGCGGAGGATGCGCTGTCGGCGACACCATGTGCGCGAGATGCGATGGGCTGATGCGCGGCTGGCTGCGGGAATATCCAGCATGGTTGGATTCGCTGCATGAGTTCCTGGACTCGACCGCGCACTACGGAGGCCGCCAGCCTGGACGCGTCAACCTTCCAGCCGCGCCGACGCCAATCCGATTGCCGGTGCTCGACCACATGCAGGCCATCGAGGATGCCGCAATCGCACTCTGGCGCCGGTTGTATGCTCCGCCCGCCATGCCTTGGGCTACCTGTGGCGTGCATCCGCCGCTGGTGGACATGCTGCGTGTCTGCGCCGGCAGTCCTCGCCTGCGCCGCCTGCCTGACATCGCCGACTTCTACCATGAGTGGGAGTCGATGGTTCGAAAGACGCTGGACATCATCGACGTGCCGCCTGTGAAACATGGCATCGGAAGATGCCCGAACCCGCTGTGCGGAGTCGAATTGACAGCGGCGGTCGGCGCGGTAAGCGTTGCATGTCCCGTGTGCGGCAACACTTACCTTGTGGCGGATGTGCGGTTGGGGTTTCTGAGGGAATGCGTTCGGTTGGGACGCGCGTTCACGGCGGGGGAGTGCGCGGAGCTGCTGCGCGAATGCGGATTCCAGTGCAATGCGAACACGATTCGCTCATGGCGCAAGCGCGGCAGGCTCCAACCGGTTGGTGAAAACGTGAAGGGGCAGCCGTTGTACAGGCTTTCCGACGTGCATGGACAGGTCATGCGACGCGACTCGATTTGACAAAATCGAAAGTGCAACGCAAAATTGTCAGTGGATTAGAGGGTTCAAACCGAGGTGACTTGGTTTGAACCCTCACTCATATCCGCCATGGATTCTCCTAACTCCTTGGGTTACGTACCCGTCCTGTCCGAACGGCATATCGGACACGCTCCGCCCACTCCCGTCAGAGTGGACATACCCCAATGTGGCAGGCAAGCCAATCCCGCGCTTACGTGATGCGGTGAAGCTCAAATCCGCCTGCCGGTATGCCTTCGTAGGAATCAGTGGTAGATCGTACCGGCCGCGAGTCTTTATTGGATCTCTTCCTTGCGGCCGCGTGTGGACGCGGGTTCGAATCCCGCCGAAGGCACCCATGAAATAAAACCCGGGGTGGGGTATTGATAATCCGGGAGGGGTATTCGCAGATGATTGGGAGCCCTACAAGACACGGGAGTGTCCATATACGGGAGCCCCTATACCGGCATTCCAGCAAGCCAACGGCGAAGATAATCATTGATGCATCCATGACACCCCGGGCTCATACATGTGGGGAGGCCACATGAGCAAGCGGCGCAACGAGCGCGTCAGCAACGGCTGGCGGCGCAGACAGCTCAGGGCAAGAGTCCTGGCCGCATACGACGTGTGCGCCATCTGCGGCAAGCCGGTCGACAAGACGTTGAAGACACCACATCCGATGAGCGCCGAAGTCGACGAGCTCATGCCGGTCTCGCGAGGCGGCGATCCATACAGCTTCGCGAACTGCAGGCTCACGCACCGCAGATGCAACAGGATGAAGAGCGATAAGACAGACGAACACGCACGAGCGCTGCTGGCTGGCAGACAGGAAGTGAAATCAAGCTCGATGCCGTTCAAAACGTTCGGCATCTGACTCCGATACCAGGGCGGGGCCCCGGGTACACCCCCTCCCGGTCGCCTCGGGTGCAGTGCCGATATTTCTCTTGAAATTTAAGCGTAACGAATTGTGTTACGCATACGTTGAATGAAAGGCGGAATATGGCCTTTTTCAAAGCGTCAGCATCTGACATAGAACGATTTAATAAATACTTCAGAAGCACTGACCCTAGTAAATGTTGGGAATGGAACGGTGCTCATCACCCAAAGGGATATGGCACATTCCGTCTGGCAAAGACGTCCGTTCCGGCACATCGCTTCGCATATGCATTGACTCATAACATGTTTATCCCAGATGGGATGGTGATTGATCATATCTGTCACAACCGTTCATGCGTTAATTCAGACCATTTGAGAGCAGTAACGGTTCAGGAGAATTCCGAATATCGTGTTTCCTGTAATAAGAACAGCAAATCCGGAATCCGTGGTGTCTACTGGCGTAACGATCGAAAAGCATGGCAAGTTGAGGTTATCAAGAATAGGAAGGCATACAAGAGAGGTCCATTCAAGACGCTTGCACGGGCGGAAGCTGCTGCAACAAGATTGCGCGAAGAACTCGGGTTCCTCACTGGTTTTGGAATGAAGGAAACGCAATGATTTGCGAAGTATGCGGTAAGCAATTTAGGCCAAGTGGCAAGGGCAGCCAACAGAAATATTGCTCCGCGAAATGCAGGCAGAAAGACTATCGGCGTCGGAAAAAGAACCGGCCCGCACAGGACCGGAACGGTAAGCCGCCCGTCAAAGCCGTGGAAACGAAACAGAAGCCGGAAAGGGATCTCGACCAGCGGAGCTTCGAGAGGATGATGGACGGCAGCATGCTGGACATGCTGCGCGCTAACCGTGACCGACTGCAGAAGGCCATGGATGACACGTCCACACCGGCAAACGCACTGCCTGCGATCAGCCGCCAGCTCATCGACGTATGCGAACGCATCGAATCGCTCCAGGGCGGAGGTCTGACCGACCTGTTGGACGATGAGGAAGACGAGGTGACGGACGATGTCGGAGCGTCGATTGTCTGAGATCGCCAAGGTCCTGCGCCAGCCGGAAGGCATCGTCGGCAGCGAGTTCACGCGAATCAACAAAGCCGCGCGCAAGGCCGGCATCCGTTTCGACTTGTGGCAGCAGGGCTTCTTGTGGCTTCTGTTCGCCAAGAACGCGGAAGGCAAGTATGCGTGTGGCGCGGACGGCGCCGTGCTGTCCAGCTGCAGGCAGATCGGCAAGACCTTCACCGTCGGCACCGCGTTGTTCCTCAAGGCGATACTCACACCGAACCTGAAAGCCATCTGGACCGCCCACCATACGCGCACCAGCGACGAGACATTCGCGGACATGTGCGAGATGGAGCATAATCCAGTGCTCGGCCGGTACGTGGAACGCATCCGCAGAGCAAACGGCCAACAGGAGATCACGTTCACGTCCGGCAGCCGCATCATGTTCGGCGCCCGCGAAAACGGCTTCGGCCGAGGATTGCACAGCGTGGACGTGGCCGTGTTCGACGAAGCGCAGATCCTCACAGTGCGCGCGATGGACAACATGATTCCGGTTTTGAACACGAGTCCTAACCCCCTGGTCGTGTATATGGGCAATCCACCCAAGCCGGGAGACCAGTGCGATGCGTTCACGGAGAAACGCATGCACGCGCTGAACCATGACGGAAACCTCCTCTACGTGGAGCTTGCCGCCGACAAGGACGCGGATTCGGACGACCGCGAACAGTGGGCTAAAGCGAATCCCAGCTATCCGAAACGTACAAGCGAACAGGCAATCATGCGCATGCGCAACAACCTGTCGGAGGATTCGTTCCGTCGCGAGGCGCTTGGCATATGGGGCGAGACCGCCACCGCATACGCCATCAGCCCCGACCTGTGGCAGGCCGCGGCCATCGACGACGTGCCCGAGGGCGGCACGGTGAGCTTCGGCATCGACATGCCTCCGGACAGGAGCGTGCTGACCATCGGAGCCGCGCTACGGTACGCGGACGGTTCGGCAATCATCCAGATGGCGAACATCAAGGACGCGCGGCAGGCGGGAACCATGTGGGCCGTGGACTGGCTCGCCGAACATTGGCCGAAGACCGCCAGCGTGGTCATCGACGCGCAGTCGCCCGCCATGAGCCTGCTGCCCGAACTGAAGAAAGCACATGTGAAGGTCACGGTCACGAACATGCAGGAGATGGGCCGAGCATGCGGCCGGTTCCTCGACATGCTCAAAGCCGGAACGCTCAAGCACCCGCGGGACGAATACCAGCCGCAGCTGGCCGCGGCCGTCAAGGGCGCCACCACGCGGCCTCTTGGACAGTCCGGCGCGATCGCTTGGAACAAACTCGGCAGTGATGTCGACATCACGCCGCTCGTGTCCACCACTCTCGCCCTGTATGGGGCGTTCACGACGAAACGACATCCGGGAAGACGACAGGAGGTGATGTTCTGATGGTGTTCTACATGGCCGACGGCACAACGGTAAGTGTCGCTCCGAAATTCACCGGCAGCAGCTACCTCGACACCGCAAGCGGAAACGTCGGCACCATCCTCGGCGTCGACGACGAGGACATGCCCATCATCCACGAACTGTTGCGCGTGTGGCGTGAGAAATACCCACGCAACCTGATCCGCGGAGCCTACTACGACTGCAAGGAACGATTCAAAGACTTCGGAATCTCCATCCCCGACCAGATCAAAAACAAGGTCGAGGCGATGATCGGATGGCCCGAACTGGCCGTCCGATCATTGAGCGACCTGAGCGACCTGGAAGGGTTCAGCGTATCCGGCGACGACACGATGGGCGTCAACGACCTGTTCGAGGACAACCAATTGGACGTGGCCACGTCAGAACTGATCGTATCCGCTTACAAGCACTCATGCAGCTTCCTGACCATCGCCGCAGACCCGGAGAATCCGGACCGGATCAGCATGATCCCACGCTCCGCCGACTGGTCCGCTGGAATCTGGGACCGACGCAACCACCGTCTGGCCGCGGCATTGACCATCACCGAGGACGACAAGGACGGACGAATCTGCGCGTTCAACGTGTGGCTCCCCGGCAAGGTCTACGAATGCTCCGGCCACCTGACCCCATGGCGGGCGGAGAAAATCGAAACGAACTTCGACCAGCCGACTGCCGTCGCGCTCGCCTACGACAGGCAGATGGACCGGCCATTCGGCCACAGCCGCATCAGCCGTTCGCTCATGAGCCTCGTCGACGCCGGATTCCGCACCGTGGTCCGCATGGAGGCGTCGGCCGAATTCTATTCCGTTCCGAAACTCTGGTTCATCGGAGCGAACAGGGACGCGTTCAGCAGCAACACATGGACGAGTCTCATCCAGGCGATCAACGCGATCACCGCGGACGAGAACGGAGAGCTTCCCCAACTGCATCAGGTGCAGCAGGCGTCCATGACGCCCCATTCGGACATGCTCAAGACCTTGGCCATGCTCGTCGCCTCGCAGACCCGAGTGCCGGTCGACTATCTGGGCATCACGTTGGACAATCCGACCAGCGCCGAGGCCATGGCATCCGCCGAACGACGGTTGACGCGCATCGCCGACAAGCAGAACGTGGCCTTCGGGCGGGAACTCAAACGGGCCATGGGCATCGCCGTGGCATTGCGCGAAGGCGCGAACACGATACCCGACTCCATACGCGACGTGCATCCGGTATGGGCGCCCACAAGGGAAATCTCCGACGCGGCGCGCGCCGACGCGTTCACGAAGATCGCCGACAAGATCACCGGCTACGCCGACTCCGATGTCGGACTCGAACGTCTCGGCCTGACCCGCGAGGAAATCACCCGCCTACGCGCCGACCAGCAACGGCAGAAATCGGAACAACGCATCGACCAGCTCATGGACAGAAGCGCGGCGTCCTCGGAGGTGACGGATGGATCTGAACAATCTGGATCTGCCGGAACCGGCGAAAGCGCAGCTTCGTCAGAAACTGGAGAAACTGCATAGGGATTACGAGACTGATCTTGAGAATCTGACAGACGACGCCACCGACGCGATGGAATCCGCGAAACCGTTGGAACGACAAGACATAGTGCTCAGGTACACCCGCGATGCGTCCGAACGATCACGCAGGTACTACACTGACACCAGGAACCTGTGGCAGAAATACGCCGGCATCAAAATGCCGCCCTACGTCTCATCTACTTGCGACGAATATGAAGTGCTATACCGTCAGGTAGGCGGTTTCACTGGAACCGATTGGAATGGGCATAACTACACTAATTTGAAGCATGGCAACGCCAACGGGCTGACTGTTGAAGACCTTTGGCCCGACCTGAAGACGGTGGACGACTGGCAGCAGTTCATTGCCGACATGATGAGCAGGTCTGTACGATTGACCACGCAGAACAACCGCGACGCCGACGAGACGCATCCTGGATGGGCACGCGTCCCACGAGGCTCCAATCCTTGTGCATTTTGCGTGATGCTCGCCAGCCGAGGATTCGCATACACCAGTGAGGAAAGCGCGGACTTCGGCGGCTCTTTCCATAACGGCAAATGCCGTTGCATTCCCGTGTGCAGCTGGGGCAAGGACAAGATCTTCGGCTATGACCAAGCGAAGTATAAAGCCATGTACGATCAGGCCGTGCAAGCCATCAACGGCAACGCATTGGGAAAGAATTGGAAGTCCTCCGCCGAGGAAGCCGGAATCAAGTTGGATTCGGCCGACGCGAATGCCGTCACATTCGTTATGCGTCATAAGTTCCCTAAGCAATTGAGCGACGGGATCATGCCGAAGAAACGTGCGTCTTTCAAAGTCGAACATGATTTCACCGGCATGCGCGACGAGAAATCATTAAGCAAGAAAGGATGGGATGGAAGGCAGAAGGCGCTTGGCGTCCCAGTAGACGCAGACGTCCTTGAGATGCATGAAATCGTGTTCCTGGAACATTTCAAGTCACTCGGACAGCATTACGAATGGATTCCACGCGATACTTTGGGGCACAAATCGACGAATGACTTGAAATGGATTGAGCAAGACCTTGAGTGCGAGGTTAAGTCATCTCGGCAAAAACGCCCAGACTACGGATCCATTTCGAAGAACATCTCAAAAGCGGTATCCAAAGCCGAGCAGCATGGTGTCGTGAAGGATGCATTCATTGTGGATCTCACTGGATACTCGGCTCCGGAGAAACTGGTGACGCAACTTTCCCGCTATAACGCGCTGCATAAGAAAAACAAGATCAGACGTTTGTTCCTATTGGACAACAACGGGATGAGAGAAATCGAGCTGCAATAAAAACCCGGAGGCACTCCCGCACGAATAGGCTATTATTTCAAGTCTGCACGGGACCTCCGGTACTTCTATTTTACCAAAAACCATTGATTTCGGTGGATTGCCAGAGCAGACGAATGGACCCGACTGTAACTCGGGCGCTTCACAGCCGCGCAGGTGCGAATCCTGCATCCACCACTCGGCCAGCCATTCAGGTTGGCGGCGACCATGCGCCGTATCGCGTGGGAGGACCATACAGCGCACCGTGGCGCGGTCGAACTCGAATCCACGGGAAACAGCAAAGGAGAGCAGCATGTCCATCAGATTCCGATTCCCGGCACGCATCCGTCTCATCGACGGCGGTGGCGACGAGGGCGGTTCCAATGACGGTGGCGATGGCGGTGAGCCGAGGTCGTTCACCCAGGAACAGGTCGACCAGATCGTCGAGAAGCGACTGGCCAAGGAGCGCGGCAAGTACAAGGACTACGACGAGCTCAAGTCCAAGGCCATGAAACTCGACGAGATGGAGAACGCCGGAAAGAGCGAAATCGACAAACTCAAGGAATCGAACGCGGCGCTGCGCAAGCAGATCGACGACGCCGCGGCCGAGAAGCAGCACGCGGAATGGGTGTCCGAAGTCGCCAAAGACAAGGACGTTCCGGCCGAACTGCTGCGCGGCGGAACCAAGGAGGAACTCGAGGCGCATGCGGACCTCCTGCACGCGGCGCTGCATCCGGCATCCAAGCCGCCTCAGGTGAGGAACCAGACGGGCTCTCCATCGCACCAGAACAACAACAAGGACGCCGAAGAGCTCTCGTACATCCACCAGCTCCTAGGCGAATAACCCAACCATCCGAAAGGACAAGCCATCATGGCGATGAAAACAGACCAGATCAAGCTCCCCGTGAGCGTGGCCACCGAAATCGTGAACAAGGCCAAGGACACCAGCACCATCGCGTCCCTGAGCCCCAGCACGCCACAGATCTTCTCCGACGCCGACTACCTCGTGTTCAACGGCAAGAGCGAAGCCGAGGTAGTGGCCGAAGGCGCGGTCAAGAGCAGCTACGAGCAGACCGTGGACTCCGTCGTGGCGAAGCGCTTCAAGGTGCAGACCACCACCCGCGTCACCAGCGAACTCCAGTGGGCCGACGAGGACAACCAGCTGCAGATCATCCGCAGCATCCAGGCCGATCAGGCAGCCGCACTGGGCCGCGCCCTCGACTACGTGATCTACCATGCGATCAACCCCAAGACCAGTGAGGCGCTCTCCGGATTCGACCCATTGAGCACGTCTGCCGTGCAGGTGATCGCCACCGAGGATGAGATCGGCAACGTGGACGCTTTGGCCGACGCGCTGAACGACTCCTACGACATCAACGGTGTCGCCCTGTCCAAGACCTGGGCGTCCCGCCTGCGCAAGCTGCGCGTCCCCTCCACCGGCATGCGCTTCTACCCGGAGATCCCGCTGAACCTGCAGGCCGGCAGCCTGGACGGCATCACCGCCGCGGCCTCCGGAACCGTCAACGGCCGACTGGCCAAGACCCCGACGAAGGTGCTCGCGTTCATGGGAGATTTCAGCCTCATCAAATGGGGCATGGTCCGCGATCTGACCAGCGAGATCATCGCCTACGGCGATCCGGACCAGACCGGCGTGGACCTGAAGGCCCATAACCAGATCGCATACCGCACCGAGGCGATGTACGCGTTCGCGATCATCGATCCGAAGGCGTTCGCCGTACTCAAGGCCACGGAATGAGGTGAACGATGAGTTTCCCCATCCAGACCCTTGTGGTCAATCCGTCAGGTAAGAAGAAGCATGCGATCGGACCGTTGGACGCGCAGGTGAGCCTTGTCAACAAGGATGGCACGGACTTCTCCGCCGGATCCAGCGCCTACGAGCTGCCGGCGGCCGGCGAGGACACCCTCGGCGGCATTAAGCAGTACGCGCCCGAACAAGCGATCGGCAACGTCGACAGCAACATCGCCGAGGCCGCGGCGGACACTCCGACCAAGGACGAATTCGACAAACTCGTCACCGCGTTCAACACGTTGGCGAAACAGTTCGACGACATCATCGCCGGCCTCGTATCCGCCGGGGTGGTCAAACTGCCGGACAAGAAGTGACCATGACGGACGAGCCCGACATGTTCGCCACCTCCGACGACCTCGAACGGAGGTGGCACAAGCTCACCGACGAGGAACTCGAGAAAGCCGACACGCATCTCGCGGACGTGACCGACTACATCAAGGAACGCTCCCCGAACTGGCAGCGGCTCCTCGACGAACGGCCGCGACTGTTGACGAAGATCACATGCGACATCGTCCGCAGGATCATGCAGGCCGACCCGTACGACATTCCCGGCGGCATCACGCAGATGAACCAGACCACCGGCAGCTTCAGCGAACAATACAGTTTCGGAGCGCCCACCGGCGATCTCTGGCTGCGCGACGACGAGAAACGCATCCTTGGCATCAACGCTCAGCGCGCGTTCAGCGTCGACATGGCAACGGGGGAGACGTCCTAGTGGAAACCATCGAAGTGTGGCGCGGCCAGTCCACCACCGACACGGACGGCAACCCCATCCAGGGCAAACCCGTCCGCGTCGGCACGTTCCAGGCGATGGTCGCGCCAACCTCTACCACCGACCAGACCGAGGAGAACGCCAGCCCGCAGACCATCGAATACACGATCCACATCCGCGGTAGCCAGCCGACAGGCATCCAAGCCACCGACCTGATCAAAGTCAGAGGCATCCTCCTGCCCGTCAAAGGAAAGCCGCAAGTGTGGAACAACCTCCACGGACGCCACATCGGCGACGTCATCACCGTGGGCGAACGGGAAGGATAACCCATGGCCAAACGATGCAGATTCGTGTTCAACCGAAAGGCATTCAGCCAGCAGGTGCTGAAGAACGAGACCCTGCGGGGCCGCATGCGCGACGCCGCCAACGAGGCCGTCACCGACAGCCGGTGCATGGTTCGCGACCATAACGGCGCGAACCGAAACGGCGTGGCCATCCTCTGCCCCGCACCCGTGGAGAAGGCGCACGGCACATTGGAGGACACGCTCGGAAGGATGCGCGTATGAGCATCCCCATCACCCCACGGCGCACGGAGCCGCTGCTCCTGCCCAGGCTGCGGGAGCTGTTCCCGGACGTGACGTTCGACACGATCGAACGCAACGACCTCGAACCTCCCTTCACCGAAGCCACATTGTCCGACTCCATGCAAGGCATGAGCACTCCCATCTCCCAGGCCGTGCGACTGCGGCTGAGCGTGCGCTGCATGAGAGAGGACCATACGGGCGACTGGGACAAGGCCGCCCGCCTGTGGGCGGCAATCGCGAGGGAGATCATCAGGCTCGGAACCGTCGCGCCGCTCATCAGCGCGTCACTGGAATCCGGGCCGGTACGCATGACCGACGAGGACAAGAGACTGGTGAGCGCGTACGGCGTGCTCCTGCTCGAGGTATCCGTCGCCTGAACTGAAAACACAAGAAAAGACAAGCAAAGACGTGCCGCCACACGCAGAACGGAAGCGAGGTGCAGACAGGAATGTCTGACAGCAACGAAGAACCCATCGCCGTCGAACAGACGGCATCCGAAACCAGCCTGCAGGACGGGCTCGGATCGACCGACTATGGGTACGTGTCCAACGGCAATACCGCCGGCAACGTGCGTCTGATCAAGAACTACGCGCTGTTCCTGTTCCCCAAGGGCGACAGCACTTTCGTCGCGCCGACCGGCGTGAACTGGACGCCGCCGTCCAACAAGAAGCCGATCGGATACAGCACCGAGGACGGCGCCGTCCTGCATCCGGAGCCGGGCGACAGCACCGACTACAAGGCGCACAACGGCGACATCGTCCTGTCCGACACGGACCCGGGCTACTGGACGCTCCAGCTCGCCGCGATGGAAGGCCGCAAGGACGTGGTATCCGCCTACTTCGACGTGGACGTGGAATCCGACGGCGGCATCAGCATCAAGGGCGCCGACCTGAAGAAGGAATGGATCCTCGTCCTGGTCGCGCTCGACCAGCAGGACCGCCCCTTCCTCCTGTACGGCACCAACGCGAAGGTGTCCGACCGCGACGACGTGAGCCTGAAATCCAGCGAGATCATGAACTTCAGCATGACGTTCAAGATGCTCAAGGGCACTAACGGCGAACAGTTCCACGCATGGGGCCTCGTCACCGAAGACGCCAAGTAGCCCATTGATTCTTCCCGTGCGGCCGATGGCGGTCGGCCGCACGGGACCATTACCCATAACCGCCGATAACCATGAAACGGAGACGAAATGAGCGACAACACCTACCATGTCGTGGACGTGGACCTTACCGACGCGGAGGAGCTCAAGCCCGACGTGCACCTCGAGGTCGCCGGAGCGAAACTCGACCTGCCGAACCTCAACAACGCGGAACTGCCCATCGAACTCGTGCAGGCCATCCTCCTGGTCAAGAGCAGGCCGACGCTCTCCGACGAGGAGACCAGCGCGTGCATGGCCGCGTTCCTCGCATACTTCGAGAACGCGCAGCCGAACTTCTGGACCGCGCTACGTAAGACCAAACGCCCGATGGCCTACCTCATCGCCACGGTGAAGGCGTGGGCCGACGAATCCGGACTGGACCCAAAAGCGTTTACCTCGCCCACCTCTGGAACAACCACCGCGCGGCGCTAGCCTACGACTGGATCCGAGCGTACGGGCAGATCTACAGGCCCGTACGCTTCCGGGAATGGGTTGAAGGCCAACGTCCACGAGTCGATTGGGGACTCGCCTGGGCGTTGACCCGCGAAATCCTCAAAGACCATACGAGCCACTCGTGGATGGCGTTGCAGAACGCCGTCTACGCGCCCGACGGAGCCGAACAGGCGGTCTGGACGCTGTCCGGACAACGCAAACGCCCATGGTTCGACCACGAGCACGACCCGCTCCGCCCGCCAACCCCGACGCACAACCTCACCCGCCGTCAACGCGAGGACAGGGAACGGCTCAAAGCCTACTTCCACATCAACGACGACCTCTGACTCCGACCGCCATCGGAATCCCAACCTACGAATAAGGAAACACGATGGCAGCACAGGACATAGGCGTCGCATACGTCCACGTCGAACCATCCGGCAAAGGATTCGGCAAAAGCATCGAAGGCGACATCGGCGACGCCGTCAACAAAGCCTCCAAGAAAAGCTCCAACACCCTCATCTCGAAAATCGGCGGAGCATTCGGCAAAATCGGCAAGGTCGGCACAGGCGCGATCGTCACCCTCGCCGGCGGCATCACCGCATTGGCCGCCAAAGGCGGCTTCACCCGCGCCCTCAACATCGAGAACGCGCAAGCCAAACTCAAAGGCCTCGGCCACGACAGCGCCAGCGTCACCGAAATCATGAACGACGCGCTCGCCTCCGTCAAAGGCACCGCGTTCGGACTGGGCGACGCCGCGACCGTGGCGGCCAGCCTGTCCGCCTCCGGCATCAAGGAAGGCGACCAGCTCACCAAGGTCCTCAAGACCGTGGCCGACACCGCGCAGATCAGCGGCAGAAGCCTCACCGACATCGGCACGATCTTCGGATCGGTCGCCGCGCGAGGAAAACTCCAGGGCGACGACATGCTCCAGCTCATGTCGAGCGGCATCCCTGTCCTCCAGATGCTCGGCAAGCATCTGAACAAGACCAGCGCCGAAGTGTCCGACATGGTCTCGGACGGCAAGATCGACTTCCAGACCTTCGCCGACGCCATGCAGGAAGGATTGGGCGGCGCCGCCCAGAGCGCCGGCACCACGTTCGCCGGCGCCCTGGCCAACGTGAAGGCCGCGTTGAGCCGACTCGGCGAGACCGCGGCCACGCCGGTCCTCAACGGCCTGCGAGGCCTGTTCAACCAGGCCATACCGCTCATCGACTCGTTCACCGCCGCCGTGAAACCGACGCTGGAGAAAGTCGGCGCCGGATTGCAGAAGGGATTGGAGCAGGCAATCCCCACAGCGCAGGCGAAGCTCGCCTCATTCTCCACGTTCGTCCGGAACCTGCCGGGGATCCAGATGCTCATGGCATCGGTCACGAGCCTCAGGGCGCAGCTGTCAGGCCTGGCTGCCGCGATGGTCTCGCTGACCTCCAAACTGAACCTCGGCGGCGAGGCCTCCTCGAGATTCGGCGGCATCGTCTCCGCGCTCGGGAATCTGCTCGCATCGGCCGCGCAGTCCCTGGCCAACGCCGCGGGATGGGCGAAGACGTTCGTCAACACGTTCATCGAGACAGGTGCTCTCCAGCCCTTCCTGCATGCGCTGGCGAACCTCGCCACCGGACTTGCATCGGTGGCCACGGCGCTCGTCTCGGCCGCATCGCAGGCGCTCGGCTTCGACAACTCCGGGCAGACGGCGGGATTGGCGGCACAGCGGTTCGCGGCGGTCCTCGACACGCTCACCGGCGCGCTCATGACCGTGGGCGGCTGGCTGCAGTCGGTCGGGCAGTGGGCGCAGCAGAACGGCGCGCTGGTGTCCGGCGCCCTGAAAGCCATCGCCGTCGCATTGCTCGCCGTCAAGGGCTGGGACATCGTCTCGACCGGGCTGAAAACGGTTTCCGGCGGACTGAAGGCCATCTCCGCGACCGCCTCCGGCGTGGAGAAGACCGCCACGGCCGCATTCGATCTGATCGGCAAATTATCCGACGTGGGAAGCGCGGCGGGCGGCCTGAAGCAACTCGCCAGCTCGTTCAATATCGTCAAGGCCGCCCAATCGGCGTGGAGCTCGGTGACCAAGGCTGCTACCGCCGTGCAATTGGCATTCAGCGCTGCCTTGGATGCGAATCCGATCGGCATGCTTGTCGTAGCCATCGGCGCGGTCGTCGCCGCACTGACATGGTTCTTCACCCAAACCGAAACGGGCAAACGACTCTGGAACAGCTTCGCCACATGGTTCATGGGAATCTGGAACCAGATCAGCACCGCATGCCAGCCAATCCTGCAAGCCATCGCCATATTCATCACCCAGACCATGAGCCAAATCCAACAAATCTGGCAAACCGGATGGACACTCATCACCACCGTCCTCCAAAACGTCTGGAACACGATCGGCCCCATCATCATGACCGCGCTCACCGCGATCATCACCGGCATCCAAACATTCATCACCACCATCACACCACTCCTGCAAGCCGGAATGCAGAACATCCAAACCATCTTCCAAACCGCCGTCACAATCATCAGCACGGTCTGGAACGGACTATGGAACACCATATCCACCGTCGTACAAGGCGCATGGACCATCATCGCCACAGTCATCAGCACCGCACTCGCCGTCATCCAAGGCATCATCCAACTGGCGCTCGCGGTCGTCAACGGGAACTGGAGCGCCGCGTGGTCGGCCATCCAGGGCATCGTGTCGGCAGTGTGGGGCGGCATCCAAGGCGTCGTCTCCGCCGGCATCGGCATGGTCAGCGGAGTGGTATCCGCCGCATGCTCGACAATCCGGAGCGTGTGGGCCGCGTTGTGGAATGGCGTCGGAAGCATTGTGTCGAGCGTCTGGGGTGGCATCGTCGGCACCGTAAGCAACATGGTTGGCCGTGTCGGGAGCGTTGTGAGCGGGATCGGCGGAACCGTCCGGAGCGCGGTGTCCGGCGCGGGAAGCTGGCTCGTCAGCGCGGGACGCAACATCATCCAGGGATTGATCAACGGCATCACAGGAATGGTCGGCTCGTTGTATTCCAGCATCACCAACGCGTTGTCGGGCTTGGTGGACAAGGCCAAGAACGCTTTGGGCATCCATTCCCCGTCGCGTGTGTTCCGCGACGAGGTCGGCGTGATGGTCGGACGTGGCATGGCATTGGGCATCGACGATTCCGCGCATGTGGTCAGCCGTTCCATGGATTCGCTCGTCTCCACGATGAGCCTCTCCGACGCGGACTGGTCGAAGACCGGCAGGCTGAACGTCACGGCCGGCACCGGCGCCAATGCCGGCGACGGCGATCTGCGGGAACTCATCGCGGCCGTCGAATCGCTGCACGACGACCTCGGATCGATCATCGCCAGGTGTACGCCGACGATAGGGGACCGCGACTTCGCAAGGAAGGTGAGAAGTGCAATCGCTTGAATACGTGTGCGCCGCCACAGGTGAGCGAATCGGCTTCGAAGGGCCTCTGTACGGCGAAACGCTCGCCGGACTGCGCGGCCGCGTCTGGGACTACAGCATCGGCGCACGCGGCCTGACCGGCATCACCCGCGGCGCGCGCGAGGAGACCGTCGCCGTGAAGATCCACGACTCGACCGCCACGCTCGACCTGCTGCGCCGCCTCGCCGACGCCGACATGGCCGCCGGCACGCCAGGCACCCTCGTGGCCGACGGCGAATGGGAGACCAGGGCGTGGATCGCGAAGAGCGAACCGCAGTCCATCACGCCCACGATGGTCGAGACGCAGCTGACCATCGTGCTTGCAGACGGCGTGTGGCGGCGCGGGACCACCGAACACCACGACCCGCGAGCCGACAAGGCCGGCGGCGACCTCGACTGCCCGTACGACTACCCGCACGACTACGCCGGCATGAGCATCCTCGACACCGTGGCCAACGCGACCGGCATGCCGCAGCCGGTGAAGCTCACGATCTTCGGCCCGTGCGTCAACCCGTACATCATCATCGGCACGAACCGGTACGAGGTCGACGCGACCATACCGGCTGGCAGCAGACTTGAAATCGACGCGGCCTCCGATAGCAGAACCGTCACGATGATCTCGGACACCGGCCTGCGCACCAACCTCTTCGGCAAAGCCGTGCGAGGCACCGGACGCGGATCCGGTACCTACATCTTCGAACCGCTGCCGCCCGGCACGAGCACGATCAGCTGGGCCGGCGGATTCAAATTCGACCTGACCGCCATCGAAGAGAGGAGCGAACCGCCATGGACCTGATCGTCACCGACACGAACGGCACGCCGTCCGGCTCGTACGCCTCGTGGACGCTTGACCTGGCATACGGGTCGGGGGAGAACGACTTCGACCTCCGATGCCCGGCACGTCTGCAGCCCGGATGCCGGTGGTGGGTCGACGGGACAGGCTGGGGCGGCATCGTCGACGACGTGAAGACCAGCGTCACCGGCGGCGAGGGCGAGCTGACCTACCACGGGCGCGACTGGCACGGCCTGCTCGCCTCGAAGATCCTCGAACCCGACAAGGGCAAGGACTACCTGACCATGAGCGGCACGATCGGCACGCTCCTGCGCACCGTCATCTCCCGTATCGGACTGCAGGACATCATCACCGTCACGGAAGGCACGTCCAAAACCGCACGCTGGCAGTTCGACCGGTACTGCGACGCGTGGAGCGGCCTGTCCAAGATGCTACGCGCATCAGGACTGCGGCTGCGCATCACCGCAGCGCAGAACGGCGTGGCGGTCGACGCGCCGCCGATCACGGCCGCCGGAGACCTCATCGACTCCGACCTCATCGACTTCGACGCGACCCTCGCCTCGCATCCGATCAACCACCTGATCTGCCTCGGCAAGGGCGAACTCAAGGACAGGATCGTCGTCCACTGGTACGCCGACCAGAAAGGCACGCTCAGCCACACGCAGACCATCAAAGGCGCGGACGAGCGCACAAGCGTCTACGAGCTCAGCAACGCCGACGCCGCCGAACTCGAGACCAAAGGCAAGACAAAGCTCCAGGAGCTGCGAGATACAGGCAGCATCGACGTGGACGTTACCGACGGCATCGACCTCGACGTGGGCGACACCGTGACCGGCCGCGACAACACCACCGGCATCAAGGTCACCGCCGAAATCACCAAAAAAATCATCAAAATCGAAGACGGCATCTCGACCGTAACCTACGAGGCGACCACCGCATCCACGGAATCGACCGGCGAGACCGGCGGCGGTGGGTCAAGCTCCGGAGACGGCCACGCCTACTACGCCGGCAGCGGCCTCACCCTCTCCAACTGGACGTTCAGCGCCGATGTGACCGCCGCCGACCTCGAAACGGTCCGCAAAACCGCCACCGAAGCCAACAAGGCCGCATCCGACGCCTCGGCCGAAATCGGAGGCGCCAGAGACCTCGCCAAACAGGCCGGCGTAAAAGCCGACACGGCCACCACCACGGCGCAGAACGCGTTGGCCGCGGCGCAGGCGCGAGTCTTGGACATCACTGCATTGGCTCCCGTCACAGTGACCCGCACCGACGAGACGGCTGCCATCACCGTCGCACAGGCCACATCATCGGCGGACGGGCTCCTTGCCGCCGCAGACAAGAAGAAGCTCGACGGCATCCAGTCCGGCGCGAACAAGTACACGCTGCCAGTGGCATCCACCGCCACCCTCGGCGGCGTCAAACCCGATGGCACGACCATCACCATCGGCCCGGACGGCACCATCACCGCGCAATCCAGCGCGACAGCGGCATCCTTCCTCGCCGCACACCCAATCGGCTCGCTCTACTGGTGCGTCGCCGGAGACCCCAACGACCAGGGCGGCACATGGAAGGAAATCCACACCATCATCGGCGGACACGTCTGGCAAAGACTCGCCTGAAAGGAACATCATGGCAAAAACCACGAACATCACCAAATACGCATGCGACCGCTGCC